TTATTTCCCTCTATAGAACCCAACCACTGCAAAAATCTTGATGTGTGTATCTTCGGCTGGTGGGAAGTCTAAGATGATGTCTTCATACTTGTCATTAAGCGATACTAGGCGTAAGCGCCCGTTTTCGGTGTATATCCTTTTGAAGTAAGAGCGGTCTCCGTATGCGATAACTGCTAAATCACCATTATAGGTAGTCAATCCTTTGTCTACCAAATAGAGAATATCTCCATCTTGGTAGTCAGGTTGCATAGAATCACCACTAACTTTAGTCGCAATGTCGTGGCGTGGTGGTTGCTCGTCAACCTCTATAGTCTCTCTGTCTGTGTCTTCGTAACCAAATCCATAGTTAAATCCACAAGCTGCTGCCGTCTCAGATACAACCTCAACTTGGTACAAGCTGATAACGTCCGATACTTCGTTTATCTTCGCTTTTCTTCGTTTCTCTTGCTCGTCCCGTAATTTCTCAGCGTATGTTACAACTTTTCTTTGTTCCAACGGTTCTAGTTCGTCATATATGGATTGGATTTTGGATTTTGAAAGAACAGCTGGAGTAGCGTTGATTTGAATTTCTTGTTCATCATCTAGCATATTAATTAAATCATCTGTAGAAATTTGCATTCCTTTAGCGATTTTTTCTATTGTGTCATAAGATGGGACAATGGGTTTTTTTGATTTCGGATGTTCATTTTTTTCAAGCATAGAAATATATCCTTTTGTTAAATCAGATAATTCACAAAAAGCATCCATCGATAATTTATGCTCTGTTCTATATGATTTGAGTAATTCTCCTAACTTCATTTAAAAATCCCTTTTCATATAATGTTTAATCCATTATACATCTTTAAATAAAAAAAGTAAATATTTTTTGTTTAACACGCTTGACATTTTATGTTTAACGTGTTAAACTATAATCAAGCTTAAGGGAAAGGAGGTAAGGCAAATGATGGAACACATCATAAAAAGCCTAGCAACCAAGGACACTGCAATCGTCATCTTGGTACTAGGCTTAATCAGAGAAGCTCGTCTTTGGCATAAGCAGTACTTAGCTTACAAGCTCAAAGACAAAGAGCTTAATAACAAGTAGAGGAAGGGGCAAAAGCCCCAATCTCTACTTGTTAGTGTACCATCATTTGCCGTGAAAAGCAATGAGTGAAGAAACTGGATTGATAATCCTGCTAGGATTAGCGGTTGTGTCTTTTGCTATCCGTCAGATAGTGAAGTACCGAAGTGATAAAAAAGGGAAGGAGTAGGAAAATGCCAGAACAAAAAGAAAAATACCACGATAGACGTGGTAGACCTGATGAATTGAAGGTCGAAAAAATGATTCATCTTTCAATTTTGAGGGGTGAAGGAACTGAAGCGGATAAAATTCGAGTTGTCGATCAGTATTACAATATGGACGGTATGCTAATATTTGAGTTAGATCCGTGTTCTCCATATTATCAAGAATTTTTAGGTTTACGTTGATCTTGTTTATCTTTGTCCAAATCTAAAATATCTTGTAGTAATTGCTCGTTTTCATGACGCTCGATATACCATTTTTGCATAAGTAATTCTATAAACTTCAGCAACTTGTGAGCCTCATTCGGTTCGATATCCACTATAAGATTTATATCTTTTTCTGGATGGGCGCCAATATTCCCAAGTTTTCGTAGAGCATCGAGTACTTTTTTAGTGCTAGGGTCAACAGACTCCTTTAAAGCATCTATCTCATCTACTAATCTTGCTTTAGAAATTCCCCAAAAATCTCTAATCATTCCTTGTAGACAACGTCTAGAGAGGGTAGCAGAAGCTTTGGGGCTGAGATTTAAGATAGCGTGAGCTTCTTCATAATCACTTCTGATAGCCTGAGGGATGTAGTCTGGATAGACTTTTGCGAGTGAAATAGGGTTGAAGTGCATAATACGATTTGGAAATTGACTACCAATGCCCACGATGTCGACTGAAACTTTATGACAATTTGGACATTTCATTGTTTGTATTGTTATTTTGTCGTTCGAACTTTTTTCACTGACAACGTGTGGACGATTAGCTAGAAAGTAGTGCTCATCTTCTCGAAAAGTATCGTCATGATTCGGAACAGGATAACCACAAAATAAGCAAAAAAGGTTATTAGGATCCATAAGATTTCCCCAATCGTTTTATTTTGATTATACCACATTTGAAAGGGGGTGAGGAGATGAGACCAAGACGATATCCGTACAGTTTCAAACCAAATATGATGAACATTTTAGATAGTCGCTTCTATACACGGCTAATTGTTGAAACAGACTATGGAGCAAAAAAAATAGCAGAAGTCACACTAGATGATGTAACAACTGCTACAGGATATGTTGTAAGACTAAGGCCGAAATATGACTAGCCTTTAGGTGGGAATGGGTCTTTACCGTGGCTGTCACGGCTTTGAATTTTCCCATCTTTGCCATGAATGATTAGTTCGGAACCTTGATTTCGTGAAATCTGTCTAGCAATATTTGTAGCTTCACTCTTTGTAGTAGTATGAGCTGTTGCTCTAGAATTGCCAGCACCTTTCACGTTCCAACCACCGTTTTTGGCAGGGACAACATGCTGATTTTTACCCATGAAATTCCTCCTTTCTATTGGAATTTTGACTAAAACGTGAGAGGTCTTAGTCAAATATATTATAACCCAAATATATTTGATTTTCAACATATTGTATAAGAAAGGATTTAATGTGCTTGAAAAACACAACATATGGTATTTTTGATGTGGGATAAAATTGAAAAACAATTAAAAATAAAAGGCTGGTCGATGTATCGTTTAGCCAAGGAATCGGGTGTCCATCCATCTAATTTTTCAAATCTCAAGGCTGGAAGATTAAAAGAAATGTCGTGGACAAATATGTGCAAAATTGCTGATGCACTGGAAGTCAGCTTGGATGAATTAAGATAAGGAGGTGGTAATATGCAAGGCGAACGTTTAAGAAAATGGCGTGAAAAAGAGAAAATGTCACAAGAGGAACTTGCAAAGAAGTCAAATGTTTCTCGAACAACAATACACTTGATTGAATCAGGTCAGTCGTCGACAGTAAAAATTCGAACACTTCAAAAATTAGCATTAGTTTTTAATAAACAAGTGAAAGATTTTTTTTAAAGCAAATGTTTAACAAGTTAAACGAGTTTTTGGATTAAAAAAATAATGATTGAAACAAGTGAAATTAAACCCCCGAAAAAAGCACCTGGTTGCAATCAGGTACTCAACGGAAAAATTTGAGGAGTAGGAAGGAGCAAACATGAAAGGATTAAAACTAAGTATTAAACCTAAACGAGAACCAAGTGAGGGACAATCTCTTAATTCTTCAGGGTATTCAATAAAAATCAACGACTGGGAATTAGGACGTGGCGTTACTGATTTTAAGTTAGAAATGTCAGCAGGCAAAAAACCAAAAGCCACCATCACATTTACACCAAGCGTTATTGATGTCGATGAGATGATGGCAATTGTAGGAGTTCAAACATCAATGTCTGAACTCGATGAATAGACCGCTGAAATCTTCCTTGAGCGAGCCAGTGATTTGACCAGATGAAATCAGTTGTTTAGCAGTATCTTCGAAATCATCTTCATCAAATTCTGGATCGTAGAAGTCGTGCCCTGTACCTGCTGGGATAGTTCAAGTGCAGCGAACTCAAGGATTCTATCAGCTAGAGCTTGGTTAAAACTCACGATTTTTCCTCCTTTCGTTAGGATAAGTCGATTATATCAGAAAGGACTACCAATGGAAATCACCTACAAACCAGTCGGAATCAATGAAACGGCTGAATGGGGAGACTACGACCACCTCATGCAGCGGTGGGAAGGTCTAGGAAAGTCGATGGCGAAGAACCTTATTCGAGAAATGAGGGACAACAAAGACTTCCGGGACTACGTATTCAACCCAACACACAAACTGGTTTTTATTAACTATGAAGGCTTCAGATCCTTCATCGAATGGAAAACTAGAAACAGATTTAAATAGCGTTAACATCCCTAGCTCTCTAGTGCGGTTAGGGAATAGAAAGGAATTAAACATGAAAAAACTTATCAATTGGATTTGGTCAAACAAGCAAGCAGAATCAATCATACACCGCCCTTATCGTATGATTGATGACAAAATCCATTCATACAACAAGACTCATGGACTACCATTAGATCAAGTGAAAGGATAATATGAAACATCTATTAAAATTCCTATTTGGCAAAAAGAAGCCCCCAAAAAAAGACTACTTCTTTGAGGTCGTAGAGACACCAGAAGATAGAGTCCGTAAGTATCTTAAGAAGTAATATCGTTAGCTGTTTCAATCCGTAGCCATACCCTGGTGTGCGGAGTGCAACTTAATACCCACGCTTATTTTCCCCAAAAAAATATAAATAAAACCCAAAATACCTTCTTAAAAATTGAATATCTACGATGTACATCAGGGGCTGGGTGCGGATTGAAGCACCAAAAAAAGCACAGGTAAGGGCCTGTGCAATCAATAACATTTACAAGGAGAATATATCATGAAACAAACAAAAAAACAAGTCGTATTTTACAATGCTGAGAAAGATGAATTTCTTAAAGAATACAAAGATAGAGGCACTCTGGCTTTCGAAGCTGGTCTCACTACTAATTTAATTGATGCTCTATCTGTGCCGCTCGAGGCGTACGAAGAACAAAAAAACAGTCTTGACAAGCTTGCTGAGGCGTTTGATTGCGAAGTGCTTATCGTAGAAGCCGAGTACAACGTAACTAAACTTGACGGCTCGGACTTCGAACGTACAGAGCGTGAAGGACTCAAGAAAGATGATATCAAAGCATTTTTGAAGATGTTGATTAATTAAATAATTGGCTGTGGTGGGAGGGTAGGCATTAAATATGGCAACATTATATGAATTAACAGGTCAATTCCTTGAGATTTATAACATGGAAATTGACGATGAAACGAAGCTGGACACACTAGAGTCTATTGACTGGACTAGCGATTATGAAAATAAGGTAGAAGGCTATGTCAAAGTCATTAAGTCGCTTGAAGCAGACATTGAAGCTCGCAAAAACGAAAAGAAACGTTTAGACGGATTAAATAAGTCCGATCAGTCAAAAATTGACAACCTAAAAGCAGCACTTGCGGTTAGTATGACTGAAACTGGTCAAACCAGAGTTGATACCACACTATTCAAAGTTGGTTTCCGTAAATCTAAAGCAGTAGTAGTCGATGAAGATAAATTGCCTAAAAAATATCAAATCGTTAGCTACAAACCGGATAAGAAAGAAATAAAAAAACTCTTGGAGAGCGGTGCTACTATTCGAGGCGCTCACATTGAAGAAAGGAGTAATTTAAGTATTCGATGAAAATTACTAAAGCTACAGAATTAAAAAATAACGATGCTTGTTATCTGATCTATGGCAATCCGGGATTTGGTAAGACTTCAGCAGTCAAACATATCCCCGGCAAAACACTGGTTATCAATATTGATAAATCAGCCAAAGTGTTAAGCGGTTGTGAAAACATCGATATCGCAGACGTAGACACTCATAAAATTTGGGATGAATGGCTAACAATCGTCAAGGAACTTTTAAAAGGTGCTGGGCAACCATACGACACTATCGTAGTTGACAACGTTTCAGAGCTATTCCGAGCATGCCTATCTAACCTAGGGCGTGAAGGAAACAACAACCGTGTTCCTTCACAAGCTGACTACCAACGTGTTGATTTCACCATCCTAGATAGCTTGCGAGCTTTGTTGCAACTCAACAAACGAATCGTATTTATCGCATGGGAAACATCAGACCAGTGGACGGACGAAAATGGCATTATCTACAATCGTGCCATGCCAGATATTCGCTCAAAAATTTTGAATAACTTCCTTGGCTTAACGGATGTGGTTGCTAGACTTGTCAAGAAAAACACTGAAGACGGTGAGGAAGTGAGAGGGTTTATCTTGCAACCGTCAGCGAGTGTCTACGCCAAGAATCGTCTCGATGAGCGAAAGGGGTGTAAGGTAGATGAGCTTTTCGCTACGGGATTACCAGAAGGAACTGATAACTGACATTATTGAATCCATGAAGCGAGGTAATCGCAAAATCATGGTTCAATCGCCCCCTCGAAGTGGCAAAACAGTAGTGATGGCTTACATCGCTAAAAACGCCACTGATAAAAACAAAAAAGTCTTGTTCTTTAGTCATCGTAAAGAGATTAACGAGCAAGTTATAGCAACCTTTGAACGTGGTGACGTCAATCTTGACAATGTCACCATTGGAACAGTAGGAAGTCTTGTTAAAAAACTAGATAAACTACCTAAATTCGATGTGATATTAGTTGATGAAGCTCATCATATCAAAGCCAAGCAATATCAGACCATCTTAAATTATTTCAAAGATGCAACTCAACTATTCTTCACTGGGACACCTATCCGACTAGATGGCGCTGGTTTCCGTGATCTAGCTGAAGATTTAGTCGAAGGAAAATCGGTTAAATGGCTACAAGAGAACGGAAACATTTCAGAGTTTAGTTACTACTCAATCAACCTACTAGATTTAGATAAGCTCAAAACCCGTTCGGGTGAATACACCAATCAATCCATAGACAGTGCGTTCGAATCATCGGCAGCAACATACGGTGACTATATCGACCACTACAAGCGTTTAGCAGAAGGTAAACAAGCCATTGTCTATGTCCACAACGTAGAATATGCTAAACGAGTTGCTGATCGTTTCAACGAGAATGGTTATAGTGCTGCTATAGTTTCCGGTAAAACACCAAAAAAAGAGCGTGCTGAAGCTATGGAACGTTTTAGAAATGGCGAGCTAATGATTATGGTAAACGTCAACTTATTCACTGAAGGAATTGACCTGCCAGGCGTTGATGTCTGTATCATGCTGAGACCAACTAAATCATTATCACTCTATTTACAATTTGCTATGAGGGCGTTAAACCCAAGGGAAGGTAAAAGAGCTATCTTAATTGACCACGTTGGGAATTACAATACACACGGATTGCCAAACGATGACCGTGAGTGGACATTGGATGGTGTTAAAACTAACAAGAATAACAGTGAGAAATCAACTGTTACTTGCGAGGATTGTTTTGCAACGTTTTGGCGAGATCAATTAATCGACGGGAACTGTCCCTATTGTGGAGCAGTGGTTGTTAAGAAAAAGGAAATCAGAGATGTTGAACAAGAAAGCATTGATATCGAATTAGAAGAAATCAACCAAGGAATGGAATTCGTTTCCATCCAAGGTGAGGTGGTAGAAGTCAAAAAAGAAGAAGCGGAAATTTATCGCAGAGTTAAGACCTACAAGAGAAATTACACACGTTGTAAGAACCTAGCGGAACTTAAAGCGTTCCGACTACTTAACGGCTATCAACCAGGGTGGTTGTGGCACAAACAAAATGAATTAAATATTTGGAGATAAAAAACTATGGGAATTCTTTCAGTAAATTATGAAGCAGCAGAACAATTCGCAGCAATCGAAAACGGAACTTATGAAGTCTATGTATCACAAGCTGAACAATCGGCAACACAAAGCGGAACTGATTTCTTGGATATTCGTCTTAAAATCCGTGATGATTATCAACAGAAATTCCGTAACAATCTGATTTTCGACAAAGTATATGTCAACAAGACCACTCTGCAATATCCAGAGTGGGTGCTTCAAATGTATTGTAAGGCTGCTAAAGTTCCGGAAAAAACCGACATTCAAACAATCGAGCAATTCCTAGATCTTATCAAAGGTAAGTCTATGAAAGTTACGGTTGAAAACGAAACTTCAGAATGGAATGGCAAGGTTTATGAAAATTTGCGTGTTAAAAAACGTGAACAAACAGAGTTGCCACCTTATTCTGCAAAAACAGAAAAAGCACCCGAAGTATCAGACCTAGATTTGCCGTTCTAAAGCTATGGTAGGGATGGTAGATTATGCCCTTCATTATCAAAAGCTAGGTTTTTCGGTCATCCCAATAGACAAAACAAGTAAACGTGCAGTCACCAAGTTCAAAGATAAGACGTTTAGTGAAGAAGAAGTAAAACGTTTGTGGCACGAACATCCAGACGCCAACATTGCACTACGTACGACTGACTTTTTTGTCATCGATATCGATGTTTCAGAAAGTGAGGATGGCTACCAGTCTTTAGAAGATTGGGAACTATCCAAGTATATTCCGAAAACATTAACGGCTAATACGCCTTCTGGTGGGAAACATATCTTCTTAAAAAAACCAAAAGGCGTAAATATTAGCCAAGATATTCGAGTTAAACCTGGTATTGATATCAAGGCAAACAACAACAATTACATTTTAGTAGCACCAAGCAATAATCCAAAAGGGAAATATTCTTGGAACAAAGACACCGACACGATAGCTGAAGCCCCTAAAGAAATAGTGGATATCCTGAAATCGGAGCAGGAATATAAACCTTTAAGTTTTTCAACAAACTATAAAAAAGGTGAGTTTTCAAATAAAACCGCTAAATTATTCGAGCAAATCGTTTTCGGTTTTGGTGATAAAGGCGGAAGAAATAACGCCCTAGCTAGTTTCGTCGGTGGCCTACTAATTCGTGAGGTAGATGTGGATGCGGTTTATTTGTTAGCAAAAATTGCCAATCACTACACTCCGGAAAGTTTGTCAGACAGCGAGTTCGACAGGACGTTTACAAGTATGCTTAGAAAGGACACAGACAGTAAACATGAAAATACCGCCACACATTCAACAGATTAATGAAGAATACAAGGAAAGAGTTGTTGACCGTCCTGTGTTCCTAAAAAAGCCAAACGATTGGCGAGAAATCCGTTTGGCATGTAAAAATTACCGTGAAATGTGGCTAGAGAAAGCATCGTGGAAGAAACCCAACCAATATGGTGTAGAGGAGAAGAAGGATAATCCACCTACCCGCCTAACTGAATTAGCAGTAGCGGAAGGGATGGAAGAAATCCTCTATATCATTAACCTTCCTAATGATCGTGTGGCTATTTATGACCCAGACAAAGGCTACTACCACAAAGACCCTAGTTTTGCTTACCGGGTCATTCGATTGCTAGAGCCAAACTTTAATGAAACCAAGGCTAAAAACGTTCTATTCATGCTTGCATCGACTACCAGAGTTAACCAACGAGAAGATTTCTCTTGTAATTTTGCAGTAGGTGAGTTTGAAGAACCTAACCGTTTTATCCTTGTTAAAAACGGCATCTACGATAAAAAGGAACGTATCTTAAAACCATTTACGCATGAGTTCGTAGCTTTTTCAACAATAGCTACCTCTTACGACCAATTCGCAGAATCACCAGTGATTGACGGTTGGGATGTGGATGGTTGGTTACTAGACCTTATGAGTGGGGATGAAGCCCTTGTAAAACTTATCTGGCAAGTCATTTCTGCAAGCCTTAACGGAAATTACTCTTACCGAAAATCTATCTGGTTTGTCGGTGAGGGTAATGACGGTAAGGGAACAGTGCAGCAACTCATTACTAATTTAGTTGGAATTAAAAATATCGCTAGTTTGAAACTTAACCAATTCTCAGAACGTTTCTCACTTTCGATGATTGAAGGTAAGACAGTTATCATCGGGGACGATGTGCAAGCGGGTATCTATGTGGATGAATCTTCTAACTTTAACTCGGTTGTTACCGGCGAGCCAGTATTGGTGGAGGAAAAGAACAAACAACCTTATACCACGGTATTTAAAAAGACAGTTATCCAGTCAACCAATGAGTTGCCACGGTTTAAGAATAAAACGAACGGAACTTATCGACGTTTTGTGATCATACCGTTTAAAAAATCATTCAGCACAAAAGATGATAATTGGGCGATCAAAGACGATTACATTTATCGCAAAGATGTCCTCGAATATGTTTTGAAGAAAGCATTAGAGCTATCCTTCACTCGATTTGATGAACCACAAGCATCTATTGAAGCTTTGGAAGATTTCAAGGAAAGCAACGACACGGTTAAATCATTCGTAGTTGAATGGTTCGACAAGTTCGAATCCACTCGCCTACCCTCAAGGTTTTTGTGGTGGTTGTATCAAGAGTGGTGCAAGGAAGAAGGCGTTACTAAATTGACCAAACGCAAGTTTGAAAATCAATTAGCCAAAGTAGTACCGTCTGAATGGGTTAAGAAACGTTCAAGACCAGGGAAAGGTTTTATCCCATCAGTCGATGTTCCGAAACATTACTACACATTCTCTTGGTCTGATGAAGAACGTGATTCACCTACGGTGTGCTATGAAAAAGTTACAGTTACTGTTTAGGTTACCTTAAAAAATGACATACAGTAACATCTATAAACCCTTTAATGATACTGTTTTACTATACTTAGTTACTTTGTTACTTTACTTATATATTGAAATAATAAATAAATAAATAAATAAAATATATATAAATAGAACTACTTATGGTAACCGTAACTTTTAGGCTAAAAAACTGTCAAAACCCTTGGTATCATTGGGTTTTAGACGGTTACTTTTATAAAAACAAGAAAGGGAACTATTTTTAAGTGAGTTCTGAACATAGTATTCAAAACCAAATACGGGTGGAATTATCCAAAGCTGGCTATATGGTATTTCGAATTAACGTTGGTAAGGTCAGGATGGCGGACGGGCATTGGTTCGATACTGGAGCACCAAAGGGTTTTTGTGACCTATTTGGATTTAGACCAGATGGACAGATATTTTTCATCGAGGTAAAGAATGAAAAAGGTCGAGTGAGAGACGACCAAAAGAAATTTATGGATGCCATGCGAAAACGAGGAGCGCTTGTAGGTGTGGCAAGAAGTGTTAAGGAGGCTATGGATATAGTCAATGGTAAAACGGTGGAATGACCGTATGGCTGGCATTAAATACGCACTGCGGCCATACGAACCGGTAACGGTATTAGAATATGTAGAGTTTTTTAGACTCTGGTTTTATACCACGCATCAAAAGAAAGGCGCAGTGGCAATGAAATTAGGTATTGGGAATAAGAAACTCAACCGGATTCTAACGTTGGAGCAATTGCCGGATGAAGAACTATTGAAAGGAATGATGGAGCTATGCGAAAAGTAAAGATATTAATCAGCAATAGTGCTAGACAATTAGATGAAGTAATCAACAGATGGATTAAAGATAATGGATTCGAATTACTGGATGTTAGGTTAGTTTGCAACTTTGATGCGAAATATGGAATTTCGCAATACACAGCAACAGTAATCTACATAGATAAAAGCGAGGAATGACATGAAATATAAAGTTATCGTGTACTACGACAACATGGAAGACAGTGAGCAGGTCTTCACGAATAGAGATGACGCTATCAACGAAATGAATAGATTGAGATTGAAATATCGAAACGCACGAAAATACAAGGTAGAAATGGTGGAAGTGAATGGCAATTAAAACACGAGAGGTGTACACAGAAACCGGGGATAAATGCAGTATTGATATGGCTATCAACATGTACTTGTCATCGGGATATGTTGAGGAATTAATTGATATTAAATACCAAGTGGTAGCAGTAGACGTCGGGGACAGGACTATAGTTCGAACGTCTGCGTTGATAATTTACAAGGGGTGGTAGAATAATGGCTAAATTTATTAGAGTCACAAACATCGCACAAGGAATCGACATGGACACGATTTTAAATGTCGATAATATCGGGCATATCTCTATTGGGCCTAATATCATTTTTGTAAAAACACCGTTCGCAGACGGTACGAATCGAATTTATGTAAGGACCAAAGAAATTGAGCGATTAGAAAAGATTTTGTTAGGAGAGGAAATTGATGATTAGAACGAAGTGGTTAGAGGTTGGATATGGATTCGCCAATTACCAAGAAATCGACGATTTGATTAATGGTTTTATCGAAGAGAATCCAGATATAGAACTCATTGATATCAAGTGTCAATCTAACGTATCAGCCGTAGCTGATAGCGGTGTGAGTGCTGAATATTACCATACATCCGCATTGATTATCTACAAGGAGAATACGAAATGATGAAAAGAGATGAAGCAGTACAGAAACTAGCAACAGTAGGGCACCTTTCAATGGCCCATGCTGAGGATTTATATGATTCAATTATTCCTAAGCCAGTAGTTCCGAAGTACGTGGCGGATTGGTATGAGGAGAATAAGGACGTTTTTAACGAAGAAATCGGGGAATATCTAGCTAATTGGGACGATGTAGGCTGGGACAATTTCGAACGCTGGATGTCCACGGCTTATGAGAACGAAGCTATCACTGCCCTCATCAACATGCACCAGTTTGGCTATGAGGTCGAGGACGAACCTAGATATATGGTTCGGATTAAAGGAATTGACGACAGGTACGACGTTTTGAATTATGGTACACATTTGGACGAATGGACTATTGACGATGCTGATGGGGCGAAGGGGGTAAGAACAACTCACACCCGCAAAGAACTTGAAACGAACGGGTTCGGTTGGGTGTTCGATTGCGAAGGCGTGGAAGTTAAGGAGGTAACGAATGAATAACCTAATTACTAAAATCAACCATTGGGCTATTAGCCACGGGCTAGACAAGGGCAATCCTAAAATCGAATGGATGAAGGTTACTGAAGAAGTAGGCGAGATTAGAGACGTGTTTCTTAAGCCTCACGATTTCGCTGACCCAGAGTGGTCGCTAAAAGACGCTATAGGCGACTCTATCGTAACGCTAGTAGTTTTATGCTTGCAGCTTGGCTACGACGTAGAGGAGTGCCTCACAATAGCTTACAACGACATCAAGGATAGAAAGGGAATGATGGTTGATGACAACTTTGTTAAAACCAAAACGAGAGAATCAGCTAATAGTAGCGACGATTCTGCTAGTGCTATCGCTGGCGATTAACATCGGTACAGTGGTCTGGGTAGTCAACCGACCTATCGAGATGGTACTTATCCACAAGGCTGATAATGCCGTTGAATTACACGGCAAAGTGACCGGCAAGTCTATGGTCGGAAAGCTCTACACTATCGATTGCGGTGCTTACGGTAAATTCCTTGTTAGCAAGGAACAATACGATGCGGTAAACGTTGGGGATGATATCCCTAGCTATTTGAAGGAGAGAGGACAATGATTCCAAGATTTAGAGCGTGGTCAAAGCAAGAAAAACGTTTGATTCTCTCATAAGACATTCTTGCTGTTGATTACGAGAACGAAAAAATAGTCACGCATAAAATCTATTTTGAAGATGGATTGCCGGTTGAAAGGGATATATATACCTACGATTTCGATGCTGTCGTTTTAATGCAATCAACAGGCCTCAAAGACAAGAATGGCAAAGAAATCTTTGAAGGGGATATTATTGCTATAAATTTGGAAGGCATTGAAACGCCAATAACTGCAAAAGTTTTCCAAAATAGAAAGATAGGCATTTTAATGTTCCATGCTTTTGAAGATAACGAAGATGTCCCGATGGTAGAGTTGCTAGAAGGAAATTCAGTGGAATTCGCAATCATCGGGAATATATGGGAGGATCCAGAGCTGGCAGAGGTGAGCCATGACTAAATATCAATATGCAGGACTGACACCAGAATTACATCAACGGTTAGTCGACGAATTTAACAAGCTGAAATCGGAGCATAATAGAACACTCACCAAGCACATCCAAGAGGTTAAAAAGTGTGACCGTCGTCAAGCTAGGAAATATTTTCAGAGATTCGACAATGCGGTTAAAGAACGCTCGGGACTTTCGCCTGATACTACTAACGAACTAAGAGGGTTTCTCTCACGCAATCTGATAAACGACTTGCAAGCTTATCTGTCAGAACATTATACTGGCAAACCTAGCACAGATCGCCAAGCCGTTGATAAGGCAAATGCTGGACTTACTAAGGAACTGTTTCAGAGGTATCGTGAGGAAGTGGAGCAGCTGAGAGCTACTTATCCAAACAGTGTTGTCAGACAAATTATGGACGTTAAGGGGTGCGCAAAGAAGGAAGCTAAGATCATCTACAGTGCTATCAATGCACTCTATGTAGAGCATGCTAATCTAACACCTCGTAAGGTGACTCAGTTAGAAGGATTGCTATCTAGGGAACTATTCAGTGAGATAGCCAAGTACGTTTTTAACCACTACGAATGGCCAGAGAGCTTGGATGATGAAGTTGACCGTATCACTCTTGAATATCGCACCAAAGGCGACTTAGGGCGTAATAAAGCAACGGTCAAAAAAGCCTTATATACAGCCTATGCGTTAGGCGTGTAGCTAGAACGGTTTAAGAGGGTTCAACTCCCTTGCTAGCTATTGTCTGTCAAATACACTAACTTTTAGTGGCTTGGACACTTTTTCAACACCGTCGAGCTGACAGACCTCGACACCAAAAATCCAGTAAATAATAAGTTATAGAATCGAGGAACCTTTTTTATTTTGTTACCCTAGCCTTGCATTACTGGTAGCATGGCTAAATCTAATGCATGGGAGGTGGTATATTCTCCGCTCTTTATGCTTGTTTATCTATGCGGATATTGATTAATAAAAAAAGACCCAGACTAATGCCCAGGTCTATCCAAACGCTAATATTATTATACCATAAAGGAGACGGAGAGTGAACAAGGCTAAAGAGCTCCTAAATGAGCTACAAAATCTTGATATGGACATTCAAAGCCGTATAGATGAAATCAATGAACTTGAGGCAAGTTTGCTCTCAAGCCCCAAGTGGACAGCAGACAAGGTTAAAGGCGGTCAAGCCAAAAAGGTTGATGATGTCTATACTCGGCTTATTGTGATGAAAGAGGCAATAGAGCAAGACACCAAGGAAGTTATTGACAGGAAACTTGAACTTGGTAGGTTGATTAACAAACTGAAAAATCCAAAGAGCAGATCAGTCCTCAGAATGACTTACATTACTAAGATGTACGTTGATGATGTTTGTGACAAAATGGGTATCAGTAGAACCACTTTCTATACTTGGAGGAATACAGCTATTTGTGAGTTGAATGATGTTTTGGAAAAATGGAACTAAATTGAACTTTACAAAACTGTACTGAACAAATCAATACTTGTTAGCACAGTTTTGATATTATGCTAGAATGGTAGTATCAAGAATTAAGGGTAAGGCACTCATGAAGTGTCTGCCCTTTTCTTTTTCTCAAAACAAACAAAGCAGGGAGGAGGGCATGGAGAAAAGTGAACTAGCACGCAAAGACTATGAGGCAGGCATGAAGTACAAAGACATTGCTACCAAGCATGGTGTCTCAATTAACACAGTCAAATCATGGCAACGCAGACACAAATGGAGCCGTGACAAAAAGGGTGCACCCAAAACCCCAAGAGGTGCACCCAAAACCCCAAGAGGTGCACCCAAAGGGAATAAGAATGCAGACGGGCACGGAGCACCTAAAGGAAACACCAACGCCCTCAAACATGGCTTGTTTGCTAAGTATCTACCTCAAGAGGTTTATGAGATAGCTCAAGAGCTTACAGATAAGCAGCCTATAGATATACTCTGGGAGAATATCACGCTGACCTATGCTAATTTACTGCACGCTCAGCGTGTTTTATTTGTTCGGGATATAGATGACACCAACACCTTTGTCACAAGCACAGGAAAGGCTGGCACAGGCTATGAACATCATGCAGCGTGGGATAAGCAAAGCAAGGCTTTAGCTGCAATAGCAAGGGCACAGTCAGAGCTTAAAGGCATGATTAAGGCCTATGATAAACTGACACGGTCACCGCTTGTCACAGAGGAGCAACGCTTGAGAATTGATAATCTCAAAGCTCAGCTAGGCTCTAATGATGAGGATGACACAGTCATTACTGGATTTACATTTGATAGGAGTGAGTACAATGGCGATACTGAACCTAGCCAAACTGATTAACCCAGTCTTTGACAGCGTACTCTACACCCTCAAGAGCCATGTAGTGCTGAAAGGTGGGCGTGCCTCTACTAAGTCCTCTGTAGTGTCTATTGATCTAGTGAACAGCTTTATCAGCGACCCTCTAGGTAATGTGGTAGTACTACGCAAGGTTGGTAAGTACCTGAGAATATCTGTCTACGAACAGATAAGATGGGCAATCTATGAAATGGGGCTAGCTAATCAGTTTCACTTTGGTAAGTCACCGCTACAAATCACCCACAAGAAGACGGGAACAGCGTTCTATTTCTACGGTGTAGACGACCCCATGAAACTCAAATCACAGAAGATAGCTAAAGGTTATGTCATGGCTGTCTGGTTTGAGGAGTTGGCAGAGTTTGCAGGACGTGAGGACATTGACATAGTTGAGGATACCTTTATCCGTCAAGAATTGCCAAACGGCAAAGAGGTCAAAGTCTATTTCACCTACAACCCACCACGCAACCCTTATGATTGGATAAATGAGTGGGTAGCAGAGAAAGCGGGTGACCCAACCTATCTCATACATCACAGCACCTATCTTGATGACAAGCTAGGCTTTTTGTCTAAGCAGATGAAAGCCAAGATAGCTAGGTACAAAGAGACTGACCCTGACTACTACCGCTGGATGTATCTAGGAGAGGTGATAGGACTTGGTAATCACGTCTACAACATGAACTACTTTAAGCCACTAGAGAGCCTCCCTGATGATGACAAGGTGATAGGTATATCATTTGCACTTGATACCGGACACCAACAATCAGCTACGGCATGCGGTGCTTATGGACTTACTGCAAAGGGCAATGTGATTCTGTTAGATACATTCTATTACAGCCCAGCCGGTCAAGTTATTAAGAAGGCACCCAGCGAATTGACTGTTATGATCCATGACTTTATCGAAAAGATTATGAAGCAGTACCGAGTGCCTAAACTGAGAATGACCATTGATAGCGCTGAAGGTGCGCTTCGAAACCAATACTTCAAAGACTATGGAGAACGCTGGCACCCAGTGGCTAAAAAGAAGAATCAGACCATGATTGATATGGTAATCAGTTTGTTAGCTGAGGGGCGTTTCTATTACTTGGACATTCCAGCTAACAAAATATTCTACGAGGAACATAAGATGTATCGTTACGGCGAAAAGACGATACATTCTGACGATCCAAAAGTAATCAAAGAGGATGACCACACAGTCGACGAATTTAAATATTTCGTATTAGATAATGCCAGAGACTTAGGTCTCAAGGCATAGGAGAAGAAAGAATGGGAATCATACAAACCATTAAGAACATCTTCAAAAGGAGTAATTACGTGATAACTAATCAAAGCCTAAACAGTATCACCGACCACCCTAAAATTGCTATCTCACCAGAGGAATATAGTCGTATCATGGACAATCTCCGCTACTTTTCGGGCAGTTTTGACCGTGTGAGCTATCGAGATAGTAATGGAACAGATTTAAAACGTGATTTCAACCACTTACCTGTTGGGCGGACGGCTTCGAAGAAGGTTGCCAGCCTTGTGTTTAACGAGCAAGCAACTATCCAAGTTGATAATGAAACGGCTGACGAATTCATCAATGAGACATTGAAAACTGACAGATTTAGCAAGAACTTTGAACGCTATTTAGAGTCTTGCTTGGCTCTTGGTGGTCTTGCTATGCGTCCATACGTTGACGAAGACCGTGTTAGAGTGTCATTCGTGCAAGCTCCAGTATTCTTGCCATTGCAATCGAACACGCAAGATGTATCAAGTGCTGCAATCGTGACTAAAACACTTAAAACGGAAGGTCAGAAGACTAAATACTACAGTCTTATTGAATTTCATGAGTGGTCTAAGGATAGCTACACGATAACTAATGAGCTATACGAGTCAGAGTCTAAGACCCGCATCGGTCAACGTGTGCCTTTATCGCTACTCTATGAGGATTTAGAGGAAACTGTCACATTAAACGGCCTTACAAGACCGCTATTTACGTACTTAAAGCCCCCTGGAATGAACAACAAGGACATTAACAGTCCTTTAGGGTTGTCTATCTTCGACAATGCTAAAACTACGATGGATTTCATCAATACTACCTATGATGAATTTATGTGGGAGGTTAAGATGGGACAGCGTAGGGTTGCAGTCCCAACTCAAATGATTAAGACTGAGTACGACACCAATGGCGAGAAAGTGACAGTTAAGCGTGAGTTTGAAACAGGTCACAATGTCTACGAGCAATTCGATAGTGGTGACATGGATAAAGGTATCGGTATTACCGACCTTACGACAGATATCCGCTCGGATGATTACATTAAGGCTATCAACAAGGGACTGAGCCTATTTGAAATGCAATTGGGCGTGTCAGCTGGCATGTTTAGCTTCGATGGCAAGAGCATGAAGACCGCTACTGAAGTAGTGTCAGAGCAATCAGACACGTATCAAATGCGTAATTCTATCGCTACTCTAGTAGAGCAATCATTGAAAGAGTTAGTTATTTCAATCCTAGAGCTTGCTAAAATCTACAATCTCTACACTGGTGAGATTCCAACAATGGATGAAATCAGTATCGATTTAGATGATGGTGTTTTTACTGATCGTAACGCCGAGTTTGATTACTGGTCTAAGATGGTAGCGGCTGGATTTGCACCTAAAACAATGGCTATTGAGAAGACTCTTAACGTAACCGAGGAACAAGCTCAAGAGATTTACCAAGCCATCAATGATGAAACTATGGTAAGCGCCGATAGTTTTAGAACTGACGAAGAGGTCGATATCTACGGGGAGTGATAGGCTATGGCTAAGAAGAAGCGTATCAAACTAAACGACCAGCAACTAATGTTGATGGCTGATAATGTTTCAGACATCTACCGTCAGCTATGTAACGACCTATTCGACAATGTGGTTGAGAGACTACATGATCGTGGGACTTACTACCTCGACCAACAGCCTTATCTGTGGCAACTTGAGAAGATGGCTGATGTCGGTATGTTAAATGACCACAACATTAAACTCATTGCTGAATATTCTGGGATTGCTGAAAAGCAAATCAGATACATCATTGAGAATGAAGGGTATCAAGTTTACAAAGACACTCACGCTCAGTTAAAATCTAATGCTTATGATTACACCGTCATGAAGGACCTTATCAGCTATTCAAACCAAGCTATTCACGATGTCCACAATCTTATCAATACGACACTGCCAAAGAGTGTGCAAGCTACTTACAAGGATATTATTGAGACTACGGTAGCTAAAGTAATCACTGGCATGGCAACGCCTCAGAAAGCTCTTGACGAGACGATAATGAAATTTCAAGAGCGTGGTTTCTATGGCTACACTGATAGAGCAGGACGCAGGCAGAGAGCTGACGCTTACGCTAGGACAGTTATCAAGACGACTGCTAGACGTACATTCAACGAAATGCGAATGAGACCAGCTCAAGAGTTGGGAATTGATACGTTCTATTATTCCATTAAGCCTGCAGCTCGGGAAATGTGCGCACCTCTCCAAAATCAGATAGTAACTACTGGTCAAGCTAGGACGGAAGAAGGCATTAAAATCTTCGCCCTCGATGATTATGGCTATGGTAAGCCCGGAGGATGTCAAGGTATTAACTGCGGCCATACTATGACCCCTTTTATTCCAGGGGTCAACTATATGCCAGATATTGACGATGACTTGAAAGGCTTAACGCCAGAGCAAGCAATAGAAAACGCTAATGCTCAATCTAAGCAGAGAGCCATTGAACGCTCTATTAGGCAATCTAAGGAGATGTTGCATGTAGCAGAGAAACTAGGTGATCAGGAGCTGATAGACAAGTATAAGAGCAAGGTTAGGATCCAACAGGGAGCCATGAGAGACTATCTCAAACAACATCCGTTTCTACATCGTGATTACGCTAGAGAGAAATATTATGCTGACCCTTATGCAGAGGCTAAAAAAGAAACTCAGCTAAGAAAGAGGATGTCAGAACATCATTACATCAAAGATGGCGAGATTCCAGCTTTCAAAAAAGTTGGAGGGAAAATCACTAAACCTGAGCGCAAGGTATTGTATGCTGATGAAAACCCTCAAAGTTTGGGTTATATCGGTACAGCTCACAGCTTTGCTATCAATAAATTCCTGAGAGATAAGAATGCAATGCCTCCTGAATATCAGAAGATTGTAAATACTCTTGATGGAGTAGTTGAGAAAAATAAGATCTTGAAGAATACCAAAGTCAATAGGTTTGATGATAATGTCTATCTGAAATCAGTAGTGGAGCAAAATCAGCACTTACTGAAAGACTATGACAACTTTATGGACATGTTGAACTCAGGTAAAGCCAAATATAGTAACGATGGGTACACCTCAACAAGCTATATTCCTCAGTACAATTACTTTAAGAATAGACCTGTTAAAACAATCATCAACATTCCTAAAAATCATCAAATATATTTCACGGATAATGATGACGAAAGTGAGATTATTCTACCAAGAGGCACTAAATATGATATAATTAGTGCGAAAGAAAACAAGGGCGGCATAGTCCTTGAAATGAATGTCAGAAAGGACGAGTAATAATGAACTTATCAGAGGCTTTTTCTCAGATTGACTCAATGGGGTTGAGTTCTCCTAAGCTCATCCCGTCTGAGATGACAGATGAAGAATTATCACATTTGAGGTTTACCACATTTTCCAAAGAAGATGAGGAGGCTATCATGGCTGAACTCAAAAAACGTAACTTAGCGCTTAGTTCAATCTAGGCGCTTTTTTCATGTAATAAACTGCTATAAACCACTAGAAACCGTATCGAATTCGAGGCGGTTTTTGTTTTGCCCTGGAGCATGGCGTAAAACTGTCTAATTCTGCCCATCGTGGCGTAAAACAAAGGAGTTTTAAGCATGAGTTTAAAACGTGACATGTTAGTTGAAGCTGGTATCGAAGACAAGGCAGTGATTGATTCCTTAATGAATGCGTACGGTTCTGGGATTGAGAACGCTAAAACACAAGCTAAGTCTGAATTACAAGCTGAAAACGACAGCCTTAAACAACAACTTGAGCAACAAAGCCAAGCACTCAACGATTTGCAAGCCAAAGAGGGAGCGAGTGAGGAAGTCAAACAACAATTAACTGACTTACAAGCCAAATTTGAAGCTTACAAAGCTGACAGTGAAGCTAACCTTGCCCAAGTTAACAAATCAAACGCTATTCGTCTAGCTTTGAAAGATGTGGATGCTCACAATTCAGACGACCTTGCTAAGTTTATCAATTTTGACGAAATCGAACTTGATGAAACTGGTAAACCTAAATTGGACAAGGTCATTAAAGGATTGAAAGAGACAAGCCCATATCTTTTCAAGCAAGAGGAACAAGCGGCACAGCCAAAAATCTCTGTAGGTGGTAACCCGTCAGCTAATGCTAACGGAATCACTAAGGAAGATTTCAAACGTATGGGTATCAATGAGCGTCAAGAGCTTTTTGATAAAGACCCAGAACTATACCAACAATTGAAAGGATGAATAATCTATGGTTCTAGGAACTACTACGACTGCTCAAGTCATTAATCCGCAGGTTATGGCTGACATGGTATCAGCCAAATTGCCTAAACTTATCAAATTCACACCGCTTGCCGTGGTGGAAACAACTCTCGTAGGTCGTCCAGGTGATGAACTTACAGTGCCACAATGGACTTACTCTGGTGATGCTACTGAAATCACTGAAGGTCAAGCTATTCCAATCGACCAATTGGGCACTAAAGAAACTAAAATGAAGATCAAACAAGCTGGTAAAGCTATTGAAATCACAGATAAAGCTGCCTTGGTTGGTCACGGTAATGTCTATGGTGAAGCTACTAACCAGATTGCTTTGGCTATTGCTAACAAGGTTGACAACGACATTGTGGAAGTAGCTAAAACTGCGACTCAAAACATCACCGAGGCCCCTGTTTCGGTGGCTAACATCGACAAAGCCTTGGAAATCTTCGCTGACGAAGAAGACGCTCGCTATGTTGCCCTTATTAATCCAAAGGACGCTATTAAACTGCGTGCCGACGCTGGTCAAAACTGGCTCAAAGGGTCAGAAGTTGGTGCTGATGTTGTCGTTTCCGGTACTTTTGGTGAAGTAGCTGGTGTTCAAATTGTTCGTACTAAGAAAGTCGAAGAAGGTAAAGGCTTCCTTGTTAAAGTATCTTCGCTTCAAACTGATACAGACGACGATGCTAAATACGGAGCATTCGTGATCAACTTGAAACGTGATGTCATGATTGAAAATGACCGTGACATTTTGAAGAAAACTACTGTTTACTCTGGTGATGAGTATTACGGTGTTTACCTCTACGACGATTCTAAGGTCGTTAAATTCGGAGGTGTCTAATGGGTATGCTAATGCGTCGTCATTTCAACGGCGAGCAAACAGCACTCGTTAATGACGTTCAAGAAGAAGTGACTGAAACACTAGAGGACAAGACTGTCGCTGACTTGCGCATTATTGCGCAGCAACGAGGTTTTACTGGTATTTCAGCGCTTACCAAGGCGGAACTCTTAGACCTCCTAAAGTAAAGGAAGGAGGTGGTTAAATGACGTATTTAACCAAAGAAGAATTTTCAAATCTTGGTTTCGATGACGTAGAAGATTTTGAAAAGCTAGAAGCTCGTGCAGCGATGGCTGTCGACTTGTATATCAAAAACTTCTACGATTTCACCGATTTTGAAACGGACTTCGAACCACGCAAGCAAGCAGTCAAGAAGGCGGTGGCTTATCAAATCGCTTATTTAGATTCTAGTGGCATTATGACCGCTGAAGATAAGACATCACTAGCAAGCATGACTGTAGGGCGTACTCATGTAAGCTATCAGAACGGCTCTAAATCGTCTAACGGCGGTCAGAAGTACAATCTATCTCTTGACGCTCTAAACTGGCTTATGTTAGCCGGGTTCGGCTGTAAGGCGGTGTCCTATGATAGATAAGCGTATGTTAGTTGATACTGTCACTATTCAAAAACCAGCGGGAGAGAAGGATGGATGGGGAAAAGTAATATATGATGAGCCCAAAACTCTTAAACTCGTTAGATTTGATAGGGCCGTATCTCACACTGGCAGTGGTCAAAATCGGACTGAGAATAATTTCTCGGTCCTCATGGTTTATCCGAAATACACACCCATAGAGTTGGATGATAGTTGGTTGAATGGTCTAGTTAATGACACTCACCGAGACTATATTATCCGTAAAATTATCCCTCAATATCACCCTTTCAAGCATACAATTCTATGCTATGAAGTTGAGGTGATTTGATGGGCGCTAATGTAACTGTCAAGGTAGACCTCAAGGGGTTGGAAAAGAAATGCAGTCCCGAAGCAGTCAGACGTGGTCAGATTGCCATGAGTAGCCAAATGCTTATGGATATGAATAAGTACACGCCAGTACAATCTGGGCATTTGCGAGGTAGCGGGCATTCTAACGTTGATACGTTGGTTTGGTCAACGCCTTATGCAAGAATTAGGTTCTACAATCGTAGACTTAAGCTCTTCTTCTCAGAGAAACAACGAAAGTTCTTCTTTGCGAACAAGGATAGGTTACTCGCACATAAGCCTAAACCGGGAACCGGTGGGCGTTGGGACAAGAAAGCTGTTGCTAAACACAGGAAACAGTGGGGACAAGTTGCTATTAAAGCTATGGGGGTTAAATAATGGATAATAATGATTTTTCAGATGTGCTGAAGGACTTCCTAGTAGGTCTAGGTTTACCACTGACACCTCGTTTAGATTACTTAAACGAAAGTGAAGACTTGGTAATATACGCATTGCCCGGTGGCAAAGTTGAAGATGAAGACATGGCTGGCACACAGATTCTATCATTGCCTTATGAAATTGCCATCAAATCAAAAGACCAGCAAAAGGCCAATGCCATCTTATGGAAGATAAACACTGAGCTTTCCAAAATCGGAATTGAGTTACCAAGTTTAAATAATTCATACACATTCTTAGCCTTGACCGTCGAGACACCGAGTTTAAACGATGCCGACGAGCAGGGCTTTTATATTTACTTGCTTGATTTGCAAGCAAGACTAGAAGTAGAAAGGAGCCTTAATTAATGGCTAAATTTAAAAATGCGATTCGCAAACACTATATCGCACCATACGACCCAGAACATCCAGACACACCACCAACTGATGATAAGTATCTTTGGATCGCCAAAGGTATCAAAGAATCTGCACCAGAGAATGACGCAGAAGATGATGACGTTGCTTATTTCGACGGTGACGGTACTAAAGAAAAAATCATCACTTCTAAATCTCGTGGTCGTTCATTCGAAGGACACCGTGACCATGGTGATAAAGCTCAAGACTTTGTTGCTGATAAAGAAGACGCTGTAGGTGATGACCTTATTGTCTGGTACAAAGAAGTAGTACCAACAGGAAAATACTACAAAGAAGGTCTTGCTCGACTTTCTGAAATCGAAACTGGAGACGGGGAAGCGTCTGAACTTGAAACAATCAAGTTCCAAGTCAACTGGTCTCGTACACCACAGAAACATGACATCAGTGGTACGCCAGCCGCAGCAGTAGCAGCCGGCACTGGTTCTGAAACTTCTGGACGTACAGCGTCACCAGATTCTAGTCGTTCTGGTGCATCGTCTGAAACTGAATCAACAGTAACAACTGGATAACTTAACTAAATAAAACAAAGATAAGACAACTAAGAGGGTGGGGGTTAGCCCTTGCCCTCTTTTTTCGTATTCAAAAGGAGAAATAACAGCATGGTAGTAATTAAAAAACGTAGCAATGTCATTCCAGTAGATTTCGGTGAGTTCCAACTCAATTTTCCGGTGTCAGATAGCAATATAAAACGTATGGAAGAAGTCGGTGAAGATCTGGAAGCTAAGAGCCTAGCAATCCAAAACACAGACAACAAAGCTGCCATCGATGCAGCAAAAGCATTTGTGGAAGACGCCTTTAAACAAATCTTTGGCGATGAAGAAGCGTTTAAGCAAGTCTATGCATTTGCTGGTGAATCAACAAATAATGCCATGTTCTATCTGATTGAAGCTATCAACGGCATTCGTGCTGAGTTTGAAGCTCAAAACTCAAAAGCAGCCCTCGATAAATATTTGGCTGAGTAGTCATGCTAGATCTATCACGAAAACTGACGGATAAGTTAGTAATCGATGATAAAGAGTACGCCCTAGACCTTTCATTTAACAACGTTTTGAAGCTCTTTGAAATGTGGAGGGATGAAGATGTTCCAGAGTTTGTTAAACCACACTTTGGCATTAGGATTCTGACCGGTGAGACCTTGGAAGATTTCACTGTCGAAGAAATGGCAGAGATATTTAACGAGGTTTTTGAGGAACACATTAGCTTGTCAGAGGTCGAAGACAACCATGTTGAGTATGACCTTGCAGGAAACCCTATGAAGACCACAGCAAGCGACGAACCGCAAGAAAAAGCGCCTTATGACATTCGTTATGACGGTGACTATATCTATGCGTCATTCTTGCAAGCTTACGGCATTGACCTATTCGATATGCAAGGTAAGCTTCATTGGCGTAAATTCAACGCTCTTCTGTCTGGACTGCCAGAGGGCACTAAATTGATGGAAGTCATCAAAATTCGTAAGTGGAAGCCACAAAAGGGCGACTCGGCAGAATACAAAGAAGAAATGCGTAGGCTTCAGAAAGATTATGCTCTTCCTTACGATGAGATAGAGGAAGAAGAGGAGTATGAAGAAGAATTTTAGAAAGGAGGATAATCTATGGCAGATGGTACGGTTACCATTAAGGCGTTGTTTGATGGCAAAGATGCTGAAGGTGGGGCTAAACGTATCAAAGGGGCTTTAGAAGGCTTGAAAAGTGGAGCTGGTAAGGTTGGCTCGGTGTTCAAATCTGTTTTAGGTGCTAACTTAATCGGTGGTGCTATCATGGGCGGAATCAGTGCTATTGGTAGTGGCATGAAGTCGATGGTTGGGGAGCTTAATAGTGCAACGAAAGCATGGAAGACCTTTGATGGGAACATGCAACAAATCGGCATGCCTACCGCCCAAATCAAGCAAGTTAAGAGCGAGTTGCAAGACTTTGCGACCAAGACCATCTATTCAGCGTCCGACATGGCTAGCACTTACTCACAGTTAGCGGCGGTCGGAACCAAGAATACAACCGAGCTTGTTAAAGGTTTCGGTGGTCTTGCAGCGGCAGCAGAGAATCCACAACAAGCCATGAAGACCTTAAGCCAACAAGCAACCCAAATGGCTGCTAAGCCTAAAGTTCAATGGCAAGACTTCAAGCTCATGATGGAACAAACGCCTGCTGGTATTGCCGCAGTTGCGAAAGAAATGGGCATGAGTACCGATGAAATGGTCAGAGCTGTTCAAGATGGCAAGATTAAGACTGAAGACTTCTTTGATGCCATAACTAGAGCGGGTAATAACCCAGTATTCAGCAAGATGGCAACAGAGTTCAAGACAGTTGACCAAGCTATCGATAGCTTGAAAGAGTCTATTGGTATTAAATTGATGCCACAGTTTGAGAAACTCAATCAAATCGGTATCAAGGCAGTCGTAGGGTTAACCGATGCTATTGAAAGGATAGATTTCAACAGTATCGCCGATAAAATCGGCAACGCTCTGTCTTCGCTTTGGAAAGGCTTCACAAACACTGGAGCTTTGGAAAATCTTGGTGCAACGTTCACCTACATTGGTAGCTCCATCAAGCAGTTATTCAGCAAGATTGACGGTAGCAAGCTTATGCAGGGCATTGGCTCAGTGTTTGGTGATATTGCTAACGGTATTTCACAAGCTCTAAACATTGCCACGACATCAGTTAGAAGTTTCATCAGTTCATTTGCTGATACCGGAGCTTTTCAAGCGTTCAAAGCAGCATGGCAAGATTCTTGGAATGCCCTCAAGGCTATCGGTTCATCTCTTGGTGAAGTGCTGGGCAGCTCACAAATGCAGTCAATCATTGCAGGTATTGGCTCAGCTCTTGGAACGCTTGTAAACTGGATATCTCAAGTTATTTCAGCGATTTCTAAATTTATCAGCTCAATACCGCCGGGAATCTTAAATGGTATCACTAGTGGTATTTTGGCAATGGTAGCGGGCTTCATGACTGCCAAGGCTGGGATTTCAGCGGTAGGTGTTGCTTTGAAAGGGCTTGACTTCATCAAGAGTCTAAATCCTTTCAAGAAGTTTGGGGAGGATGCAGCAGAAGGAACAGAGCAAGCCGCTAACAGCGCTAGACGTTCTAAGTCAACCATTACTCAGCTATTCAGCGGCATATCAAACGTCATCAAGTCGTCTGGTAATGCAATCAAAGGAATCTTGACAGCTATATTCAAAGGTATTGCAGAGACCTATAAAGGTTTTGGGCAAGGTATGAAACTTGTCTTGCAAGGCCTTAAAGGATTGAATCCAGCAACCTTGCTTTCGTTCGGTGCTGCCGTAGCTATCGCAGCCGTCGGAATCGGTGCTGGTATTGGTATCATCGTTGCTTCCTTCTCACTACTAGCAAGCCATGCTAGTGGCGTTTCACAAATCATCGGCTCTATCGGTTCAGCGTTCGGAACTGTTGTTGAATCAATCGGTAAGGCAGCAGGGACTATCGTTGAAGCGTTTGGTACTGCATTCGCTACAGTCATCAAGGCGGTCGGTGAAGCTGCGCCAGGGCTTGCCAAACTTTCACCACTCGTTGAAGCCGTTGGTACAGCTATTGGTAACGCAGCCCCAGCCATTACGGCATTTGGTAATGCTTTTACTTCTATTTTGGGAACATTGCCAGCTATTATTAGTGCATTCAGCGGACTAGTTTCTGCTATAGGCTCAGCTATCAGCCAAGTGGCCACAGCAATTACTCCGATCGTCCAAATTATCGGTAATACTATCACGGCAGTAACTCAAATAATCGCTAACGCCATTGTGGCAATCGCACCGGTTATCGCGAATTGCATTGTCCAAGTTGCTCAAGTAATCGGACAATTTGGACCACAGATTGCAATGGTTTTACAAGTAATTGTACAAGCCATTCAAGCAACAGCACCAGTCATTATGACCTTGATTCAAGGGATTGTGACAGTCGTTCAAACACTCGCACCAGTCATTAGCCAAGTGATTTCTGCAATTGTTACAGTCGTTCAAACACTCGCACCTATCATCAGTCAAATTATTTCAGCGATTGTTACAGCAATCACTCAAATTGCGCCTATCATTTCAGCAATCGGTAGCGTGATTTCTGCTACATTACAAGGCATTGCTACCGTGGTTCAGTCCGCTGGTATGGCAATTGCTACGGCTGCAATGGGTATAGGTCAAGGTATCGCTACGGCATTAAGTGGTGTTTCTAGCGTCATTTCCGCTGCCGGTTCAGCTATTGGTGCAGCCTTGCAAGGTATCGCTAGCGTGGTTCAATCAGTCGGAACTTCAATCAGTACAGCGGCTCAAGGTATCGGGGACGGTATCAAATCAGCGTTTGAAGGTATTTCAAGCGTGATTACTTCTGCTGGCAATGCAATCAGTAGTGTATTGAATAGTTTAGCTAATGTCTTCAATTCAATTGGTAATGCTGCTCAGAAAGCTGGTGTAGGATTCAACCAGTTGGCTGACGGTGTTGTTAAAATTACCAACACCAGTCTTGGAGACATGGCCGCATCTCTTGCAGCGGTAGCTAAGGGTGTTAGCTCAATTGGTAACAACTCAGCAGGGCTTGCTCAAGCTGGTACTGGTATGACTCAGCTTGGTAATGGTATGAGTAAGGTTTCGAGTTCGGCATCAAGTGCTGTTGCAGGTTTGAGCCAATTCTCAAGCACGATTACAACTATTCAATCGTCGTTCACAAGTCTGCAGTCGCTATTGACTACGGCAGGAACAGCGTTCAGTACGTTCTCTAGTCAAGCTAGTCAATCCCTCAGTGGTTTAACGGCTATTGTAGCCCCTATCACTGCTTTTAGAACACAAATCATGACACTAGCACCAGCCTTAATGGTTGCTGCGACTGGACTAACTCAGTTCAGTACAGTTTCAATGACGCTTACTGCTAGCATGACTTCTATTAGCTCAAGCATGACTATGTTAACTACTAGCTTAACTATGTTAGCTACTCAGTTAACTATGATTACTACTAGCATGACCATGATGGCTACTAGCTCAACTATGCTAGGCACTAGCTTAACGCTTGTTGGTACGCAATTCATGATGATTGGCACATCAATAACTATGCTTAACAGTCAATTTATGACGTTTGCCACTGGTATTATGCAAATGACATCACAGCTCATGATGGCAGGTTCAGCAGTGACCATGTTTGGTGCTCAACTAATGACCGCTCAGACTGGTTTCAGCATGGTTTCCATGATGGCTACCATGGTATCTAGTCAGCTTGCTATGCTTGCTAGCTCAGCTCAAATGGCTGGTGCTGGACTTGCTATGGTAAGTGCCCAAGTCATGATGTTAGCTAGCGTATTCGCTACTGTTGGAGCGGCAGCAATGACATTACAGGCAACTATGATGTCACTAGGTATGGCCGTTAGTGCAGGCATGATGTCAGCGGTGCAAGCTGTAACTGCTGGGTCTATGCAAATGTCTACAGCGCTAAGTTCTAGCGGAACTAGGATGGTCGCTAGCACACAAGCCTTCATGAATCAGATTGTCTCAGCAGTCAGAAATGGCATGAACCAAGTCGTTGCCGCAGTCAGAACAGGCGGCGCTCAAATGGTTTCAGCTATGCAGTCAAGCGGACAACAGTTGGTGTCAGTCACTCAATCGGCAGTTAACCAAGCAGCGGCTGCAGCAAGGTCTGGTTACGGAGCTTTCCACTCAGCTGGTGCTTACATCGGCCAAGGCCTTGCTAACGGGATGCGTTCTGCTCTTGGAGCGGTTACAGCAGCAGCCAACGCCCTCGTGGCTCAAGCTGAGCGTGCAGCAAAAGCAAAAGCCATAATCAAGTCACCGTCTCACCTATTCCGTGATGAAGTTGGTTGGTGGATTGGTCTTGGTATCGCTCGAGGTATCGACGATTCAGCCCCAGAGGTGGCTAATAGCCTTGATTACATCCGTGACCAAGTTAACGGCTTTAATGTCCGTGCTAACGCTATGCTTACTGGTGCCACCTCTAACATGGCTAGCCAGCTTAAGATGGAAGTCTTGAGAGACAAAACTCCAGACGCTACAATCTCAGCACGTCAAGAAGCCTATGCTGCTCACTCAGCTGGATTGCTTAATGATGTGATTGACGCTCTCGTAGATGTCAAGGAGCAAATTGCACAAGGCCAAAATATGGTATTAGATACCGGTGCATTGGTTGGTGGTACAGTTAATAACTTCAATAGTGCTATTGATACGATTAAAACGTTGAAAGGACGACACAGATTATGATTACTAAAATTAAAGAGTATATAGAGTTCGGCGATTTTAATAGTCGTGACGCTGGTTGGTACCTTCAAAAGCGTGAGGCACCAACGCCTGACGAGAAAGAGATCGTTGAGTCTATCCCTTACATGCAAGGAGAACTCGACTTCTCCTCTGCGTTGGGTGAGCGTGTATTTGAATCAAGAGAGATTACATACGAGTTTAAACTACCATTCACTACTTATGAGAATCGCAAAATTGCTGAAAGGCAGATTAAGTCAAGCATGACCACTAAAACTCAACGGAAACTGATAGATACGCACGATAGACGCTATTACTGGTTGGGCAAGATTAAGCACATCAAAGTAGCAGACGACCCGATTAAGAAGAATCTGGTCGCTACAATCGTGTTTAAGTGCTATCCGTTTGCATTTCATGAAGATGAGTATTTCGATGATGTTTGGGATACGTTTGATTTCGAAACTGACAATTCAACGTGGACTAAATGGGCCCTCGGGTACGAGAAGAAGAAGACACCAGTCTATTTCGTCAATGCTGGAGATACATCAATCAGTCCAGTGATTATCTGCAGTGAGGACATCACCTTGAAAGATGCTAACGGCACTATTTACCACCTAAAAAAGGGTGAAAATAGAGATTTCACCTTGACACTAGACATCGGAATCAACTACTTCGAAGCTCAAGGAAACGGAACGCTAGCAATGCATTACTCTAACGAGGTGATGGCATGACAGTATCTTGTGATAGTATTGAAATTTTCAACGTCAGTAGCACGGGCTATGCTATCCGTGTCAAGGGACTAAAGTCTAGCAATGGCATATCTGGGTTACAAGTTCCAACGTGGTCAGAGCACTCTGGCCAAGACGACCTTGTTTGGTACGACGCCTTGAAGTGGGGCGATGATTGGTACTGTACCATTAATACAGTTGACCACAATAGCGACAGTGGTATATATCAATCTCACTTCTACGTTGTTACTTCAAATGGCTCAAAAGAGTATCTTGAGGGCAAAGAGGTAACAGTGCCAGAGCGTCCTGCTGGCTTAGCTAAGAAAGCAGGGTACGCCATCTATTGGTGGCCTAGCTTCCTTGATAGACGATGGGACAAGCTCAATCGAACTACGGCTACACGCAAGGTTATTCATGACCCTTATAGCCCACTTGGAAACAAGATTGTTTCTGGTGAAATCAAGCAAACTGTCAACAGTATCCACGAGCTGGAATTTGCAATTCCCTTAAACCATACGATGTACCAGAAGATGGTTCAGTTTAAATCTATCATCGAAGTCGTTAACCTAAGGGACAACGAGGTTGAGTTTGTCGGCCGAGTTTTGACAATGACCAATGAGATGTCAACTAACGGATTCGTTCAGAAAGTGGTTTGTGAAGACTTCCTATCCTATCTCCACGATTCCGCTCAATGGTTCCAGAAACTGCCAAACAATGGAGCTGAGGAGTATTTTAAGATAATCCTTGAATCTGCCAACTCTCAAATCGAGGATTTTAAGCGGATAGCTCCTCGGAATACAACTGTCCGTGGGAAATCAAACCGTCCATACCGCTATATTGGCTATGATTCAACGTGGGATACCGTGAAGGAACGCATCATCAATAACATCGGTGGCTATCTCACGTTAAGAGAGTTCAACACAAGACTGTACGTGGACTGGACTAAGGAAATCGGGTCCGTGAAAGAAAGTCCAATCAAGCTAGGCCAAAACATCAAATCAGCCAGTCGAGAGGTTGATTTTGACGGGCTTGCTACAATTATCGTGCCGATTGGTGCGGACTTACAAAGCCAAAATGAGGGGCAAGAGGAAGACCAAAGTCCAGATGTTTCACGGGCTCAGCTCGACATCCGAAGCGTGAATGATGGGAAGATGTATCTGGCTGACGAAGAGCTGATAAAAGAGTTTGGTTTCATTCGGAAATCAGTCATCTGGACAGAAATCGACAATCCTAGCATTCTCTTGGCTCGTGGCAAGCAATATTTGAGGAATCAGAAGATTGCACTAGCTAAATGGACAATCTCAGCGGTTGAACGCTATTTGATTGATAGTCGATATAGTAAGTTTAGAATTGGGAACAAACACAAAATTATCAATGCACCGCTGTCTGGAATTGAAACACTGCAAATTTTGGAAAAGAAAATTGATATACTCAATCCACAAACGGTTGATTTAACTATAGGCTCACAATCTCAATCATTATCAGCTTATCAATTACAGACGCAAGAAGCTGACAGCTCGATTGAAAAACTCAAACTAGACCAGTCAGTTGCGACAAAGCAGAAGAAGCTAGAGCAGTTAAATGCACAGTTATCTGCGCTTAGATCTGCTAGTCAGTCTAAGCCTGTCGAGCCAAGAGCTCCGAAACCACTGGCTACTAATGCAACAGAATCTGATAAGGAAGCATACAACAGAGCTCTCGAAGATTACAAGCTTGCTAAATCTGACTATGATGCTAAACTTTCGGCATTTAACACAAGTCAGAGAGAACGCGCACAGCGTATCAGCGAGCTTGAATCTGAGATTGCACGATTACGAAATGAACTAGGAGGTGCTTAATGCCACAAACTGAAGCAGAGGGACGCTTGAATCTATATGACGATGTGACTCCCTTTGAAAAAACCGATAAAATTAGCGTCATCGTTGACGCTATTCGCAAAAAAACAAAAGGGGCTGATGTCCGTGAGGCCATCGCCCTTGGGATAGAAACTACATACGATGACGCTACGAAGAGTGGGAACACTGACATGGAAGTAGTTAAATCCAGAGACACCTTCAATACACTCTCAGAGCGTCTCGACAGCATGACTCAAAACCTCGATGGAAAAGCGAGTACGAAGTGGATTGAATCAAAACTTAATGCTATTTCCTCTAGTGCACCCAAGGCCGTTCTAAGCTCGCTGGAAGAGATTCAGCGTACTTATCCCAACGGCGCCAACGGTATCGTTGTAGCAAGTAATACAGGGAAATGGTACTACTTCAACGAGAGTGGTAGACGCTGGACTGAAGGTGGAGTCTATCAATCCAGAGGTCTCAATGTTGATGAAGTGACAGCTGACAATATCGACTTCACGGAATCAATCGAGCAACTATTGAGAGATAAGATTGAAGGTTCTGTCTACCTTTGGAATAACACATCAATAGGTACGTGGTCTTCTACTGGATGGCTTCGATTCATGCCAGTGCCAATTAAAAAAGGACATAAGTATTACTTATCAAACATCCGTGGGATATTTTCGTTTGCCATTTCAAGCGATGGCAGCAGACTGGTTAAAAAATTCTCAGAAACGGATGATTTGGTAACTACAGAATACATCCCGCCAGAAGATTGCATGTTATATGTATCTTCTAAGCCAGACGAAACGGCTAGAGTTTTTAACGCTTCGCTAGAAGAGCTAAAAAAAGCTAACGTTGACTTCTCAAACTTGCCTGATGGCTATGTCTCGCTTAAAATTCCTAAATTAACACTAGATGTTAAACCTGAAGAGCTGAGCTTTGCTAACGTCATCAAGCAATTGATTGATGAGCGCACATTTAAAATTGGTCAAGTTTGGACTGGAAACGGAAACGGGACTTACGGTGCGCCCACTTGGGGCACTTATCCCAAGCTGTACATGCAAGCCGGGCAGACTTACGGTTTGAAAAATGTTCGTGGGGTGTTCACTCATTACTTTGACATCTCTGGCAAGAAGCTTAAAACATTCTCTACTACAGACGTGTTAGTTAACCAAGATTTCACCCCGGACGCAAACGGCTACATTTTGATTAGTCGATTGACATCGGACGAACCTACCAAGGTCATTCAAGGCGGAAATGCTCAAGCTCACTATCTTGAAAACCTTGATTTTGGCTCTAGTGCCATTGCTTCAAAAGTGCCATTCGTCATGCCAGATACGTCAAAAGTACAGTTCGGTTCAGACATCACTGGCATTGATACGACCCAAGTAACAACGATTAACAATCTTGGATATATGAGCCCTATCAAGAAATGGGACAAGAGTCGTGGGTTCATCGATACGATCAACGTCTATGTCAAGGATGCAGGTACATACAATTTTGCCATCGGTAACATCGACCAGAATGATTTGATTGTATCTCCTCGAGTGTTCCAGAAACAGCTTGCAGCTGGGTATAATACGCTTAATGTCCGTGGTGAAGATAAGGAAATCTTCTTTGGCGAACAGCTATTCTTTGAATCTCATGATAACCGTGTGTACGCTTCAAAAGGTGAACGCAACTTAATTCAAGATGCTCAACACGTTACTAATAACGCTGGTTATTCTGGAAAGATTATGTACCAAACAGGCCAAGCTATCCCGTTCAGTTATCGAGTGGCAAACGAGACTGCTGTTGAGAAAGCAGAGACCCTAAAACAGCGAACCGATAAAATCGAACCCATTGTTACAGAACTCGAAGTTTTCAAGAAAACACCGATGATTACAAGCCCGAACGGGACTAAGTTCCGCTTGTTGGTTGATAATAATGGCAATCTGTCAACAGTTTCAAACATTCCTAGCCGTGTGGCCGTTTTTGGTAACTCAATCTTGAGTCACCCTTGGCTTAAGGGCATGGGTATGGCTGCAAGTGCGCCAGACAAAGACTACTTCACATTGGTTAAGAACTACATCTTATCTAAGAATCCTAGCGCAGTAGTAGAGCGTGGTAATGGTGCAGATTGGGAATCTGATCCAAACAATCGACGTGGCACATTTGACAGCAAAATGAAGCAATCACTAGGTCCTGATACTGATATTGTTATTTTGCAATTTGGCGATAACTTAAATACCGACGAGAAGCGTAAGAATCTTGAAGCGGATATCCCTAACCTTATCAATTGGATTAGAACAGCTTCTCCAAAGGCTCTAATCTATTGGGTCGGTATCTACTACGCTTCACCGGATTTTGTGGAAAGAATCAAGCGTATCTGTAAACCATTGGATGTTACATTCGTGGACATCTATCAGTATTCTAAGGACGCTAAATACAAGTCTGAAATGGGCAAGGTGTTGAGACTTCCAGATGGTTCCAACTACACTATTACCAACGCTGGTGTGGCAAGCCATCCCGGAGATTTAGGACATAAGGCCATTGCGGACGAAATCATCAAGAATTTCTTGTTCTAGGGAGGAGGTGAAAAATGAGACAACCAGATGGAATCTTTGAGCTCTTCAATGTTGTCCGCGATTTCTACGAACACGGTATTGATGAGCACCCTTGGGTGGCCATTCTAATGGTAATTATTTTTTCAGACATCGCTGTGGGTGTGTCGAGAGCTTGGGCTGCTCACGAACTTTCGAGCACCAAATTTCGCAAAGGGGCAATCAGCCATACAGTAATGATCGTGTTCGTGGCAATATTCTACCCATTTGCTAATTTTATGAATTTGACGAGTATCGTTGATACATTCATTTTTTCCATGATTGCAGCTTATGGCTCTAGTATTTTGGCCAGCCTATCGGCTCTAGGGGTGGAAATCCCGTATATCGACAAATACATTAAAAAAAATATTGATAAAGAGAAATTTTTCTTGAAAGAAGAAAAGGAGAAAACAGAAAATGATTAACTTTAAACTTCGCTTGCAAAACAAAACTACTCTTATTGCTCTTATCTCAGCAGTATTTCTCATGTTGCAACAATTCGGGCTTCACATCCCAAGCAATATCCAAGAGGGAGTTAATACTCTTGTTGTAATTTTGGTAATTCTTGGCATTGTTACAGACCCGACAACTAAAGGTGTGGCTGACAGTGAACAAGCTTTAAACTATCACCAACCACGAAACGATAAGGGAGGATATTAATATGGCAACAGATAATGACATTATCCAATTCGCGGAAGGCCTAGCTGATGCTGGTGTCGGTACCGATGCGGACGGAGCATGGGGAACACAATGTGTTGACCTGCCTAACTCTATCTCAATTAACTTCTTCGGCCGTGCTCTCTGGGGCAATGCGATTGACTTGCTAAACTCAGCGGCAGAAGCAGGCTATGAGGTCGAGTATAACCAAGAAGGGAACCTCGACAGTCGTCCACGTCGTGGAGCTGTATTTGTCATGGACACCACTTACATCTACGGGCACCCATACGGCCACACTGGCCTTGTTATCGAAGATTCAGACGGCTACACTATGCGAACTATTGAGCAGAACATTGACGGAAACGCTGACAGCCTATATGTCGGCGGTCCTGCTCGTTACAATACACGTAATTTTGACGGCATCGTAGGCTGGTTCTATTTCCCAACAGATAACCAAACACAAGCCCCTGCACCAACCCCAGCCCCCTTTGATGGTATAATTACTATTAACGAGGAAACCGGAACATTCACGGTTGAAGTCTCAGCTCTTAATGTTCGAGCTGGTGCCGGTCTAGGTGCTGAAATTGTGGCAGTCTATGGAGCTGGCGAAACTATCAACTATGATGGTTGGTGTGACGTTGATGGCTATATCTGGATTAGCTACATCGGCAGTTCTGGAAATCGTCGATATGTGGCAGTCGGTCAATCAGAGAATGGCCGTCGTATCACATCATTCGGTTCATTCGCTTAATCAAGACCACGAACCAAAAAATAAAACGAAAAGGAGTATATCACCTCCCCTCAGACCACAGTAGGGACATCATGGTGGTAGTGGTCGAGCCTCAGCGTTTGCTGGGGCTTTTTTTATTTGGTATAATATATTTAGGAAAGCGCCAGTAACTCTACGGGGTCTGGTGCGTTTTTTTATTTTTTTGTGCTATAATATACATGAAACGACAATCCCCCTGCATCCATTATGGACAGATACGTTCTGACGCAGGGTTTTTTTGTGGTATAATATACCTACAGCAAGTAAATCTTGACCGCTCCAAAGACTGATTAAGTTCAGCGCCATGTAGACTATGTGTACGTAGCCCGATGGAACCTCTGGAATGGTTGCAGCAGCTGCTTACCGAAAAGAGCTCTTTGAGAGAGGGCCCTTTTTGTGTTATAATATGATTATCCATCATAGGCAAAGAGCTACGAGGTTATCTCATAGCTCTTTTTTTATATTTTAAAAAAGGGGCAAATAAGGGGCAATAAGTGTAAACTTTAGTAACTTTATGCAGATTTTACCGAATACACTTTACACGCATATACCCTTATTTAATAGGTTTTCTTCCTATTATATACTTATCTAAAAATCAATTAACTTTCCCGCACAGTAAAATAATTTAAGTTATACTTAAATATAAAGGGCTCTTTGTCAACTGTAGTGGGTGACGAAAAGCTAACATCTAGAGAGGACCTGATAGGTCTTCTCTTTTTTTATGTTCAGAGTGATGAAGACACGTTTCTTAAAGTTGATGAAGTT